AAGAAGCATGTGGACGCCTACAATCGTGAGAAAGGAGTTGCGTGATGCCTGCGTTCCGACCATATACCAAAAGAGGCTACAACCTGTTCGAGGTCGCCAGTTGTCTCCAAAAGGCGATACGGCGCGGCGACACCGCGCTGGCTGGCTACATGGCCGTGGAACTGTTCGAGTCTGGCTACCACCGCTACTGCTGGAAGCGCCTGCTGACCATTTCCGCCGAGGACTGCGCTGGCGTTATCACGACCGAAATCAAGGCGCTGTTCGACAGCTTCAACGTGCTCAACGATGACCCGAAGCGCAAGCCCCGCAGCCGCATCTTTCTCTCCAAAGCCGTCATTGTGCTGTGCGCTGCGATAAAGTGCCGTGACGCCGACCACCTGACCAACTTCGTTTATGACCGGCGCATGATTGACGCCAAGAGGCTGACCCGAGCCATCGCCGAATCGCGCAACAGTCCAGAGCCAATCGAACTGCCTGAATACACGTTCGACGTTCACACCCGCAAAGGCCGCGCCAAGGGCAGGACCAAGGAGCAATTCTTCAAGGATGAATTGGCCGCGTTGTCCCCGAGGCAGATTGGTCTGTTTGATGACCTTGTAACCCCGCCCGCCGATAAGGAGCCATGAACCTCGACCAATACTTGACGCTGGGGGTTGATTGGGAGTTCGGCATGTGCCTCACCGGCTGGTGTGCTAGCGAGAAGCAGGACGGTTGCCGCGCCCTTTGGGATGGGCAGAATCTTTGGTCAAGGGGCGGCAGAATCATTCCCATCCCCGGCAGCATCCGCGCCGCGCTGCCCGATGGAGTCCGGCTTGACGGTGAAGTCCACGGAGGCCGTGGGGGCTTCAAAGCAGCCGTTGCCGCCGTGCTTCATGGCCACTGGACCCCGGCAATCAGGTTCACTGTCTTTGACTGTCCCGACCACCCCGGCAGTTGGCCGCAAAGGTTGGCCGAGGCCGCGAGGCTCTACGCCGACTGCGTGAGCTTCACCGTCTGCGAAGATTTGCAGCACGCGAACGCCATGCTGCTCGAAGTCCAAGGGGGACAGGGCGAGGGGCTGGTATTCCGACACCCGACCGCACTCGGATATGTGCGCGGACGCTCCCGACACTTCGTCAAGGTGAAGGGCGTCATCTACGAGATTTGACTCGAAACACTGCAACCGAAACTGTAAACACCAAACTGAAACGAAAGACTGATAAATGCCAAATCCAAACGGAAATCCGATACCCCAAATACCACCAGACTTCTACACGCCCGAACACCGCGAACTGAAAACGATATGAAACTGACAAAACCTGAAGACAGCGCGGCCAAGGCTATTCGCTTTGGTGTTGAGCTTGAAACTGTTATCCCGACCACTTCTGGATTTCAGCGGCACTGAAACGATTCGATACGGGGACTGGTTCAAAAGGGACGGCATTTACTTCTCGAACCTATACTGGCTACCACCCGTGCCGACAAAACGTCCAGAAACGCATCCTACGAGCAGCAACGGATGCTATTGCAACAAGGCAGAACAGTTCGAGCTGCCGGGAACGATTGAGGAGCCTGCGGAGTGCCGTGAACTGTATGACCTTCGGAACATCGAGGATTACTGGAAAACGCTGCACGAGCATAACCGGCTGTTGCGCGAGAAGGCGAAGACGCACCGCACCTGTCCCTGCTGTGACGGGACTGGCCGCGTTCTACGGAACATCGGCAGAGTGCAATGCCCGCTGTGCAAGGGCGAGAGGATGATTCCGAGACTTCCCCGCGACGTGCAGCCGACCAATGCGGAAGGCGAAGTCGTGGCTGTTGAGTAAATGAAACCGAAAACTGAAAGGCGAAAACTATGACAATGCAACGAGAGACGATAAACCGGCTCCTCTTGCCTCTGCCGCTGGGAGTCAGGCGCTACGCTGATTTGTGGAAACCGGGGTTGAGATCGTTCGCCGACGTTGTAAGCTGTCAGCGTATGGGTGTAAGAATGACGAAGAAAAGCAAAACAGAGTTCGCCAAGAAGCTGAAAAATTGGCGCGAGCGCGAGGGCATGTCTCAGTCGCAAGCCGCAGCCATTCTTGGAGTGTCAGTGCGGAGCTTGCAGAATTGGGAGATTGCACGCACGAAACCATCAACGCTGGCAGAGCGCCTCATGGACCGACTATTGCTTGACCGCCCGAAAACCAGAAGGCGGCGCAGGTAATCTGATGACCAGTCGCAAGCCGTGCCACTGTGGCGCGGATTCTTTTGTATAGCGTCCCCTTTATGAGTTCAAGGCACCCTAAAAACGAGGCTGAAAACGAGCAGAAACGTGCTCAGGACGCATCTTTGGAGGCCGCAGGCAGGCTTTTAAGGGGGGAGCCTGAGCAAGCGGCCACAAACGAATCTGCGACAGCCACGCCATTGTCCCGCAAACAGGCCGAAATACTACTCAAAGCCGACGCGGCGTCCCTCGCAGAACAGGTGAAGAAAAAGCGGCCACTGTCGGCCAGCCAACGCAACTACCTGCAATCTATCATTGATGGCGGCAAGGCGTCCACCGTTGAGTATGTGGGAAATGTTGTTGAGTTGGCTGCAGCGCTCGGGGTTAGCCGCCGAACTGTTTCCAGATGGAAGAAAATTGACGGGTGCCCTGTCACGCGGCCCGACGGGCGCTACCACGTCCAATCGTGGCGAGAGTTCAGACGCGCACGCGGACTCGGTGAGGATAGTGAGGTTGAGGAAATAGACGTTGGCCGCGAAAAGGCGCGGAACGTTCTGCTGCAAAACGAGCGCCTGATTGTCCAGATAGCTGTCCAAAAACGGAATTGGATGCCGACGCAGGAAGTCGAGCGCATCGGCGGGGAGCTTGGGGCGGCGATACGAAAAGTTGTCTCCACGCTGCACCAATCAGCGCCGAACCTTGTTGGTGTGTCTGTTGCCGAAGCCGAACAACGGCTGAAGGAAATTGAGGATGAAGTGCTGCAACAGCTACACCTGCTCAATGAGTCAATCGAGGAGTGGAAAAACTCCGCCTATGAACCCGTTGTTTAAAGGGTTCAAGGCGGCAGTCCGACCAACCGACCGGCGAAAAGTTTGGGAATGGTGTCAGGATTACGTGTATGTGGACAATACCTCGCCGATGCCTGGTCGCTGGCGCTCTGATAACTCGCCGTGGGTTCGGGAAGTGATGGAAGTGTTCTCTGACAATCGCGTGAATGACATTTCCGTGATGTGCTCCGCTCAATCTAGCAAGACGCAGACCGTGATGAACTGCGCGTGCTGGGCAATCAGCGAAGACCCCGGCCCCGCGATGTGGGTAATGGCGGCGAAAGACGAAGCGAAGGCGTTCGTGCGTGATAGAGTAAAGCCGACGTTTGAAAACTGCCAGCCGGTGTTTGGACAGATTATAAACTCTGAGGCGTACGAGTTCACGTTCAGATCGATGCCCTTCTATTTCACCGGGGCCGGGTCGCCATCGAAATTGCAGTCGAAGCCTATCCGCTGGCTGTTCCTTGACGAAGTGAGGAACTATCCGCCCGGCGCTCTCGACACCGTGTTGAAGCGCACACGGGCCTTTTGGAACACACGCCGATTGCTTGTGTCCACACCCGACTTGGAGAACGACGCTGTTCACCGTGCGTTCTTAGCAGGCGACCAGCGCATTTATCACATCAAATGCCCGAAGTGCGGCCAGCTACAACCGATGAAGTTTGAACAGTTGAAAGCCGTTCAGCTTGAAACGGACGCCTTGTGCAAGTTCGCCGAAGTGCCCGGCGCAAAAGATGAGCGCGGCGTGTGGAATTTCGACCTTCTAGCTAACCATATCCGATACGTGTGTGTGGCGTGCGGCCACCAGATGAGCGACACGCCACAGCAACGCAAGGCGCTGGCGAAGACCGGGCAATTCGTACGCATGAACCCGAAGGCACCACGTCACCGTGTCAGCTTTCACTGGAACGCGCTGCTTCCGCCGTGGGTCAAGTGGATAGACATAGTGGAGGAATTTATTCAGGCCCGCGCCGCGGCGCGGGCAGGCGATTTAAGCCCGTTGAAGACTTTCATAAACGAAACCCTCGGGGAGCCTTGGGCGGACAAACTGGGAGAGATAGACGACTACGAGTTTATGGATGCGCGGAAGGGCGACTACGACTTTGGCGACCCTTGGCCCGAGGAGAAGGTGCGCTTCCTTGCTGCCGACAAGCAGGAGGCTAGCGGCGAGCATTACTGGTATGTATGCCGTGCTTTCGCCGAGGGCGGGAAGTCGAGGCTTGTCTCTTACGGGCGCGTGAATTCGACCGCCGAGCTTGAGGCGAAGCGGGTCGAGCTTGGTGTTCAGGTGCAGAACGCGCTGATCGACTCAGGCTTCAAGGCGAGGGAAGTGTATAGGTTCTGCCTGAGTCACGGATGGAAAGCGTTCAAGGGGGACGATGCTGAGTGGTTCATGCACTCGGTTAAAAAGTCAGGTGAGCCGACAAAACAGGTGAGGCGCATTTACACCCGCAGCCTCGTTGACCCGCATTATGGCACCGCCATGCAGGGCAGGAGCCGAATGATTCCGCTATACCGATGGTCGAACAACGCCGCAAAGGATGAACTCACAGAGCTTTTGATGGGCAAGGTGGGCGAGTGGACGATTCCGCGCCGGGTGGAATCATCGTATTTGAAGCAGGTTACAGCGGAGCGGCGCGAGGAGAAGATTGATGCGCGGGGGCGAGTTACCTACTTCTGGAAACAGGTGCGGCGCGACAATCACATGCGCGACTGTGAGTTGATGATTCACGTCGCATCGGTAATCACCCGCACCATGACAGTGACCAAGCTTCCCGCCTGACGGCCTATTCGGCTAATGTTCCGCACTATATGAGTGGCAAATACTCAGGATATGCGGGATGCCCTGCGGTGGGCGGCTGGGGAAGCGTTGAGGGTCGGCAAGCCGCTGCGTCAAATCATTGACGAACAGCGGGACGGCGCATTTGAGGGGCTGAACAACAGCCCAACGAAAGGAACGTGGCTCAATTCAACGTCTGAGGCTGGCGGCGGGGCCGGTTTCCAGTCTGGTAAGGATTTGTACCCCGAGGAACACCGACGCCTATGGGGAGCATTGACAGACCGGTACGAGGCCGCCCTCACGGCCCTTGAGCTAACGGAGAGCGGGGACAGCAGGAACGACGTGGCTATCTGCGCCGAAATGCTGGCCTCGTGCAAGCGCATACAAAGGTTCCGGCTCGATTTCACCAATCTTCGAGCCTGCGGCGCATGAACATCGTTTCCAAGTCCGCACTGGCCGCGCGACTCTGCGCCGTCCAAGCGATGAAGGCTGCAGCGTTTGCTATGCGGAAGCCGAACGAAGCGCGGAAAATCCTGAACCGATACGAAGGCGGTCGGCTCTGGCAAAACGGTGACCGAAGCTACATTTGGTCGCCTCTGACCGACGCTCGATTCGACGCTGACCAAGCCACGCGCAGCGAGTTGGTGCGTAAAGCCCGCTATTTCGAGGCGAACTCTCCCCTGATTCAACGAATCGCTGACTTGTGGGAGCAGTATATTGTTGGGGCTAACGGACTCATGCTGTCGCCTGACAGCTCTGACGAGGAGTGGAACAATGCCGCCGCTGACTGGTTTGAGGAGTGGGGGGCCAGCCCTGATGTCACGAGCCTGCAATCGTGGCCTACGCTGCAAGGACTGATTGCTAGGACGTGGCTGATAGACGGCGAGGTATTTGTGCTGTTGACGCGGGATGAGAAAAACCCGTCGAGGCCGATGCTGAGGCTGATTGAGGGGCACCGGGTATGCAGTCCAGAAATCAGCTCCCCGCGTGCGGCTGCAATGATTCCCGACGGGCATCAGGTAATTGACGGCGTTGAAGTGAACCGCTTTGGCAGGCCCGTGGCCTATTGGATTCGGAATGATAGCGGCGCTGAGAGGAAAACAACCGACGAGGTTCTGCACATATTCGAGCCGAGCCGGGCCGGCATGTATCGCGGCCTGACCCATTTCTACGCGGTGATGAACGCGCTGCACGACCTGAGCGACCTTGAACTCCTTGAGATGCAGAGCGCGAAGGATGCAGCCGAAACGACGAAGGTAATCAAAACGCCGACGGGCGACCTGCTTGACGACGCGGCGCAATGGGACAGGCAAACCGAGGCAGGCTCGGGCGAGCAGAATCCGCTCACGGAGTATTACCAGCGCGTGTTCGGGGCCACCACCAAGGTAATGAAGGCCGGCGATGAGTACGAGCAGATTACAAGCAGTCGCCCTTCCGTAGCGCAGCAGTGGTATTGGAAATACCTGACAGAAAAGGTGTGCAGCGGGGTCGGGGTTCCGATTGTGCTCGTCTATCCCGACTCGATGCAGGGAACCGTGTATCGCGGCGTGCTGGACAGCGCGAACGCCTTTTTCCGGTCACGGTCTGCTGTGCTGGCCTCTGCATTCCGGCGCGTGTGGACATACGTGATTGGTACGGCTGCAAGGTCTGAAAGAAAATTGGCCAATCTGCCTCAAAACTGGACACGGCTCAACGTCCGCCCCCCGAGAGCAGTGAACGTAGACGTGGGCCGTAACTCGTCTGCGATGCTTGCCGAGCTTGCCGGCGCGACCCGAACGTATCAGGATATTTTCGGCGAGACTGGCGAGGACTGGAAACAAAAGCTCCGCCAGAAAGCGCAGGCTGTGGCCTACATCAATAAGATTGCCGACGAGTTCAAGGTTGAACCGAGCGAGATTTCCGACGTGATGAAAGAGCCTGCGCCTGCCCAGCAGGCTCCAGAAGCACCGCAAAAGAAAGGTGAGGTATGAGGAAAATAAATTCGTGGCTTTCAATCAGGAACGAGGCTGGCGACCAAGAGCGCCCTGCCGAGCTGATGATTTACGGCGCAATCGGCAAAAGCTATTTCGCAGACGAAAAAGGCGTCGAGGCCACTGCCTTTCAAGAAGCCCTGAAGTCCATTCCTGCGAACCGCAAGATTGAATGCCACGTCCATTCGCCCGGCGGCAACGTGTGGGAGGCGTTCGCCATACACGGAATGATACGCAACAGGGGAAACGTCACAACCATCTGCGACGGCATCGCCGCCTCTGCTGCATCTGTCATCTTTCAGGCAGGCGTTACCCGAGTAATGCCGAAGCTATCAATGCAGATGGCGCACAACCCTAGTGCGCTCTGTGCCGGCGATGCGGATGACATGCGTGCGACGGCTGAAATGCTTGAGGCGCACGCTGACGTTCTTGCTCAGATGTATGCTGACCGCACCGGCCTGAGCGCAAAGGAATGCCGGGCTATCATGGATAAAGAGACGTGGATGAGCGGCGAGGAATGCCTCGAAAGAGGATTCTGCGACATCGTTACCGAGTCCAATCCGGTGAAGAACGCTTTTGACTTTTCGCAGTTCCGGTGTGTGCCGGATGCGCTGCGAGTGAACCCAGAAACCAAGTGCGCTGCCAATGTCAGCGCGACGAAAAAGGAAGGTATGAGCAAAGAAAAAATCCTTGCGCTGCTCAAAGAGCACGGGCAGGAAGTCGCCGCCGATGCCAGCGACGAGGTAATCCTCAACGCGCTGCAAGCGGCGGTAAAGAACCGGGCGTCCGGCACGCCCAACAGCGACCCCGGCGAAGTGGCCAAACTGACCCGCACGGTCGAAAACATCACGGCGCAACTCGAAAACGAGCGCAAGACCCGCATCACCGCTACCGTCAACGCGATGGTTGGCGAGTGCCGACTGACCGCGGCTGAAGCTCCGAAAGCGATTACCCG